CACGAAGTATCTTATACTTCGGTCCACCAGGTTAGGCAGACCAGTCTACCAGATAGACTGTAGTCATCACTATGATGACTTAAATGATATCTAATATCATTAAAAACTTTTTGGATAGGAAGCATAACCTTGTTCAATTTTTTTAGGGATTAATCCCTGAAAGCTTTGGACGGAGCAACCGCTTTGATCCTCACTAAAGGAAAACACCTGTACCAGGTGTGAAAATCACGGTTATACGATAACCGCTATAGTGGTATTAAAAACCACTAAAAAGTTTATAATCAAACTTTTCTTTATTAACATCATACGTATGATGTTATTCAAAGAGAGTAGATCTCTCAAAGACAAGATCCGCGTCAGCAGGATACTTTTCATGGCGAACCGTAAGGTTGCCTTCATCCACAATGACATTTTTACCGTCATCAGGAACAGGACCAAAGTTTTGGCCCATATAGTAATACCCATTTTCGAGTAAACACGTATCTATCAAGTAGAATCTGATAGGAGTAACACAGTAAGCTCTGTGTATAACAACTAATCTTTTAATTAGTTTTAAATCTGTACTATACAGAATACAATCTTTGTTATGTGACAAAGAGGAAAAAGTTGATTCGATAAAAGAATCGCTTTCGAAAAACATAGGAATATGCTATGCTATTTGGGTAAGTTTAACTTACTTATCCTACACGTCTTCATCTTTGAAGAGGTTGATAATGGTCTATTCAATAGACCCACTATGTTTAGATATTAAATCATCTAAATTAATAGGTTCCTTCACTTCGTGTGAACCCATTGAAACACTCATGTACTGAGAGTTTAAAATTCTACTTTTAAGCAAGAAGAATTGAGGGAAGTCCTTATAATGGATTCCTTTTGTCTACCATATTTCCCATATGGCTTTATAGTCTCTAAGAGGGAGACTTTAATCTCTAACCTGATAAGATTAGGGGATGCTATCACTCGACAAGAATGATGCTACTTTGAAGGACTTTCCGTCCTTCATTATTTCTAATTCTTTTAGAGAATCAGGATCTTTGCCTTTGAAAATGGCAAAGAAATAAAGTGATTTCATCACTTATAGACAGATCTACTCAGGACCGAGTAGATATTACTTGGAAATAGATCCAAGGAATACTTAGGAAGCCTTTTTCTAGATTTCCTATACTTCAGCATTAGCATGCTGATCAAAGTTCGGTGTGATAATAGCCGAACTAAAGTCGACGTCATTTTTGATTAAATCAAGGAACGTCTATGCAGGCTTTACAAAAGTCTGATATTTTTATAGACCTTATATAGGTCTATTACAACGTATATATTTATACGTCATGCCTCCTCTAAGGAGAACTTGTTTTGTTCTATGAACAAACTCATTGTAATGTAGCCTAGATACATTTAACTTCCTAAAGCATTTAGGATGATACTCTTACAGGAACTAGAAGTCCCTTGTGAAAAGATTATCTCCACCGAGTTCGGCTGGAGTAAAAGGTAGCAAGTTTGAGACGTCTCTTGGCAAAAGGATTCCTTAAGCCAGTTGAGCACGCTCAAATGCTAAACCTATAGACGAATTATTACGATCCGTCCACCTACTCTCTTTACCGAGTAGTTAAAACTTGCCATGGCGAGTTTACTAGAATTACATCACATCTGATGTAGTATTAAGGATTAACTTAATCCTAGGTGAGTCGACATAGATCAACTCTTCACCCCTTGCAAGGGTAGATTTCGGAACATCCGAAACAGATTGAGGAACCATGCAGGTTTCCTCACAATAGAACATTATCTTCTTAGAGATATATGTATCGACTTTAGAAATTTTAAAGTCAATTGATTCTAGATTAACTAGAATAGATTCCAACATCTCCTTACAAGGGGATATCGATATGTGGTCGTCACCAACCACACTAGTAACCTTCTTTTATAATGGGAAGGAAAGATCTACTTTCTTCGAAACGTAGTATTGAGCCATAGTTAATAAAACTTTGGTTATAGGATCGCCCATGAGCCATCCACACTACTTCTAGATGAAGTAGTGATTGCAAATGGAATCATTTCCATTAGGAGTCTTCTCAACGAAGTTCTTAAAACCCTCTCTATTGAGAGAGTAAACCTTCGACTTATCAGATAATAAGCGTTCAGGAATTACTATAAACTACTTTTATAGTACAAGATTACCAGCAAGAGCTGCTAAACCAGTTGGGAACCAGTCATGGTTCCTGTCGCAATCTTTAATGATTGCATTGAAAATCTGTTTGCCAACAGATATATTTCCATAATCAGTTGCTTACTCTAAATCAGTAGATAA